TTGGCATGAAGCATCCCGCCGCGACCGCGAGATAGAGGCGCTATCCGCGCGGTGCGAGATCCAGCAAAGGATGCTCGACTGGCGACAGCGCCGCATAGACGAGCTTGAGGCGCAGCAATCCCCGCAACGGCAGGCAGAGAGGCTATTCAAATGAGCAACAACGTCTATTCACTCAACGGGGCAACGCCAGCGGGCCATCCAGTGCCGGAAATCATCGAAACGCTGGAGATCCTGCTAGAGCGCGCAAAGTCCGGCGAAATTCAGGGGCTGGCGTATGCCGCGTCTTACGCGTTTGGCGATGGGTTCAGCAACGGATGGGAGGCAAACGGCGGGCAGCGTGACCAACTCGGATCGGCTATCGCACATCTCAACTCGCGATATTTCGCAGGCTATGACGAATAACCACTGGCGCAGATGGACAACGACATGAGCAGCAAGGCAGCAGCACGGCGCAAAAAGAAGGCCGCACAGGTCCAGCAATCACCGCAGGCGGCAACCGTACCAGAGGCAGCGCCCATGGCAACCAGCGCGCGAGAAACCACGCGACCCACGCCGGAACGCATGGCGCTAGGCAAGTGGATCAAGCCGCAAGGTGCCGACAAGCGGTCGCAGCCGATGGTCGATGTGGCCTCGGACATGATCGGCAGGCTGTACGAGCGGGGCCAGCTAACGGCATCGCAAGAGCAATCGGCGCGAACGTTTCAAGAGCTATGGGCCGCGTATCGGTCGGAGCTTGGCGTGAGTGAGTTCCGATCATGTTTGGCCGGTGGCGTTGGGGCGCATGACGAAAGCGACGGCAGGCCAGAGGTCTACGCCGCATGGTATGGCCTATGCGACAAGATCGGGCGCGTATCCGTGGCGGCGATCAAGATGAACGTGGAGCGGCAGGCAGGTGAGCGGCCTATCAATCTGCCCGCGTTAAAATCGGCGCTTGACAGGGTGGCGTCATAGGCATACCTTCGCGGGTAACTTAATCCGTCTAGTGAAAGCTGGGCGGTTTTTGCTTTCCAGCCTCTCCACACGGCGAACCCCCGCAGCCGTCATTGCTACCAATGCGCGCAAGCGTAAACGCTAGGGCTGGTCGTTTTATCACGGCGAATTGGTGGCGCGGGGAAAAGGAATCAACATGAGTAAGTCTGCACTAGAAAAGCCGTGGCCCGCCGATAAGGTTGAGCGCCGCAGGGTAGCAGACCTGATTCCATACGCGCGCAACAGCAGAACCCACAGCGATGTGCAGGTGTCGCAGATTGCCGCGTCCATCAAGGAATGGGGCTGGACGGTGCCAGTGTTGATAGAGGCTGACGGCGGATTGATTGCCGGGCATGGCCGGATCTTGGCGGCGCAAAAGCTGGGCATTGACGATGTGCCTTGCATGGTTGCCGAGGGCTGGAGCGAAGCGCAAAAGCGTGCCTACATCATAGCGGACAACAAGCTGGCACTCAACGCGGGATGGGATGATGACGCGCTCAAGATTGAATTGGCCGAGTTGGGCGATCTGGATTTTGACCTGACGCTGACGGGCTTTGATGTTGGCGAGTTGGCAGGGCTGACGGCAACGGAAACCAAGGGGCTGACCGACGAGGACGCTGTGCCTGACGCGCCGGAGGTGCCTGTCACTGTTGAGGGCGATGTGTGGCTGCTGGGGCGGCATCGGCTGATGTGTGGGGATAGCACGTCGATTGATGCGGTAGATAAGCTGATGGATGGGCAGAAGGCTGATGTGTGGTGTTTACCGATCCGCCTTACAACGTTGATTACGGCAACAATAAATCTTCGAAACATGTTGTTAGAGAGATTCAGAACGACAACATGACCCGCGAAGACTTCCAGACATTTTGCGCAGGATTTACTTTGTCGATTACATCTTTTTGCAGTGGATGCGTGTATGTTTTTGGACCGCCCGGACCCGATGGCCGCGTAATGTTCACCGAACTAGACAACTCCATGCACTGCTCGACAACGATTGTTTGGAACAAAGACCGGTTTGTTCTCGGGCGGGGAAAATATCAGAATAAGTATGAGCCTTGCTGGTTTGGTTGGAACGGATCTGGATCGTCTTTTATCAACGACAGGAAATTAACAAACGTGTGGGATTTCCCCCGCCCGTCCTCAAGCAAACTGCACCCCACAATGAAACCTGTTGAGTTGGTCGAAAACGCCATTGGTCATGCTTCAAATGTCGGGGGTATGGTGATGGACCTTTTCGGGGGGAGTGGGACCACAGTCATCGCCTGCGAAAAGACGGGCCGCGATTGCCGCATGATGGAACTGGACCCTAAATACTGCGATGTAATCATCACGCGCTGGGAAGCGTTCACAGGCCAATCCGCCACGCTTGAAGCCACAGGCCAGACATACTCAGAGTTGCAAGGCGAGCGGGTGGCGGCATGACCAAAAGCAAAGGCGGCAGGCCAGCCCACAAGCCGACAGATGCACAGCGCAAAATGGTCGAAAGCATGAGCGCGTATGGCGTTCCGCAGATGGACATTTCCAAGGTGATCGGCATCGAGCGCAGCACGCTGCAAAAGCACTACCGCGAGGAACTGGACACGGCCACGGCGAAGGCCAACAGCCGGGTGGCGCAGTCGCTCTACAACAAGGCGCTTGGTGATGGATCGTCGGCAGTCACGGCGGCGATATTCTGGCTCAAGACGCGGGGCGGATGGCGTGAGACAAATAACCTTAACCATGTTTCCGAGGACGGCAGCATGACACCGCCTGTCACGGTCTATCAGCTTCCAGACAATGGCCGCAGTAACGACAATTAAGCCGCAGGAGGGGCCGCAAGAGCGGTTCTTAGCCAGCGGTGCAGACATAGCCATTTACGGGGGCAGCGCAGGAGGCGGCAAGACATGGGCCTTGCTGCTGGAGCCGTTGCGACACGTTGCAAACAAAGATTTTGGTGCGGTATTCTTTCGCCGCTCTATGGTGCAGGTCAAAAACGAAGGCGGCTTGTGGGACGAGAGCGCGAAGCTATACCCGCTCATCGCTGCCGACCCAAAAGAGCATAACGCCACATGGGCCTTTCCTTCCGGCGCTAACATATCTTTTGCGCATCTGGAGCACGACAAGACGAGGTTCAACTGGCAAGGCTCGCAGATCCCGCTGATCTGTTTTGATGAGCTTACGCATTTTAGTGAAACGCAATTCTGGTATATGCTTTCGCGCAACCGTTCGATGTGTGGTGTGAAGCCGTATATCAGGGCAACGTGCAACCCCGACGCAGATAGTTGGGTTGCATCGTTCATATCATGGTGGATTGACCAAGAAACGGGCCTTGCCATTCCTGAGAGGTCCGGTGTTCTCCGTTGGTTCGTTCGGGTCGGCGATACGATCATATGGGGCAATGGCCCTGATGATTTGACGCAATACACAATGCCGGATGAAAACGACGACCCTCAGCCAATTCCGGCAAAGTCAGTCACGTTCGTCTCGGCCAGCCTAACAGACAACAAGGCGCTGATGGCTGCCGACCCAAGCTACATGGCGTCATTGCTGGCGTTGCCAACGGTTGAGCGTGAGCGTCTGTTAGGCGGAAACTGGAAAATCAGACCAGCGGCGGGCCTATACTTCCAGCGCCATTGGACGCAGATCGTTGATGCTGTTCCGTCTGATATGCGCATTGTGCGGGGATGGGACTTGGCAGGGACGCCAAAGATTGAAAGCAATGATCCAGACTGGACGTGCGGCACAAAGATGGGCGTTACGCCAGATGGGCGGTACTTCGTCCTAGATCACGTTTATGACCGCAAGGGGCCGATGGACGTGGAGCGCCTTGTAAAAGGCACCGCAGATCAAGACGGAAAAGACGTGGCGATTGATATGCCGCAAGACCCCGGCCAATCTGGTAAGGCGCAAGTGGCGACCTACAGCAAGCTGTTGACTGGCTATAATTGCCGCTTTGCCACTGTGACGGGCGACAAGGTAACAAGGTTTTCGGGATTCTCCGCACAATCCGAGGCAGGCAACGTGTTTGTCTTGCGCGGCAAGTGGAATGATAGGTGGTTTTCTGAGTTGGAGAACTTCCCGCCCGAAACCGGGCATGATGACGACGCAGACAGCACAGCGCAGGCTTTCAACTTCTTAGCAAACAAGCGCCAACCAAAAACCACAACCACAACGGTCAAAGGATTGTATTAAATGGCCGTTAATTCGCTGCATCCACAAATCACGCGCCAAGTTCTTGACGATTGGCGGCTGTGCTATGACGCTTATCAAGGCGAGGGCGACGTAAAGCAACGCGGCACCACATACCTGCCCATGCCGTCTGGCTACACGACGCACCCAGACAACGGCATCGCGGCATATGCGGCATACAAGATGCGCGCTCAGTTCCCCGAGGTTCTGGCGACAAGCGTTGGCGCTATGGTCGGCATCATTCACGGCGAGGAAATCGCGGTCGAATTGCCCGGCAACATGGAATATCTGTTTGAGGATGTGGACGGCAAGGGCATTACGCTCAACGACTTCCACAAGAACATCACGCGCAACTTGCTGGTTTCGGGGCGCTACGGCGTTCTTGCAGATGCACCGGAGGGCGGCGGCGATCCTTTCTTGGCAGGCTATCGCGGCGATACGATTATCAACTGGGATGTTGGGTTCTTCGTGCTAAACGAAAGCGAGGCGGTGCGTGATGGCTTCGTTTGGGCGCAGCAAGAGAAATACCGCGTTTTGCAGCTTGCAGATGGCGTTTACACTGCGACATTGCACAAGTCTGACGGCGAGGCGGACGTAACCCCCACGCGACTTGGCGGTGGTGCACTCAACGCGATCCCGTTTGCCGTGGCGTCTGCAAAGGACATGGGGCCGGATATGGAAGCCCCCCCGATGATCGGTATCGCCCGCGCGGCTTTGTCCATGTACCAGCTTTCCGCAGACTACCGCTTGCAGCTTTACATGAGCGGGCAAGAAACGCTGGTCGCAATCAACGGGCCTGCACCCACCGCCGTTGGCGCGGGCGTGGTTCACGAAATGCTAGGCGATGACAACACAACGCCGGATCTGAAATACGTCTCGCCAACCTGCGCAGGCATTCAGGCGCACCTTGAGGCAATCCAAGATAATCGGACAATTGCCATTCAAGCGGGCGCGCGGCTGTTCGAGCAATCGGGGCAGGCCAATGAATCCGGCACAGCGCGCAAGATGCGGTTCCGCTCAGAGACGGCAAACCTAAAGACGGTCGCACAATCATCCTGCTCATTGCTGGAGGCGTCATTGCGCAACATCGCGCGGATGCTGGGGCAGTCGGACGCGGTAATCGAGGCCATCACGGTCACGCCGCCTAAAGACCTGCTAGACGCCACGCTCACGCCACAAGAGGCCGTTGCGCTGTTCGCACTGGTCGAAAGCGGCGGGCTTGCACAAGAGACATATTACGAGCGCATTCAGGCGGGCGGTATTGCCAGCCAAGAACGCACGTTTGACGAAGAATACGCCCTCATTGAGGGCGGCGATATTCGGGGCGAGACCCCGTAATCACCGTGGCGAGGCCACACCCATAATCTAAAGGAATTAAGCCGATGGCTTTGCATACTGTTCTCGACACCCTCGACGGCATTGATGATGCTGTTAAGCCTTTCTACACCGAAACAGACGGCAAGTTCGTCTTGCAGGTTTCCGGCGTAGACAATCACCCCGATGTTGCCAATCTCAAATCAGCATATGAGCGCACGAAGGCCGACCGCGATGCGGCACGTTCCGAGCGCGATGCGGCCAAGGCGCTCGCCAAGGACTTCCCCGAAGATTTTGACGCTGAAAAGTGGGCAAAACTCAAAGACGGGAAAGCCGACGAGGCCGCGCTTATCAAGCTGCGCCAGACACTCGAAGCCGAACGCGACGAGTACAAAGGCAAGTACGAAGCCGAGCAAGGCCGCGCGCTTAAAAACGCACTCGACCGTGATCTGACAGACGCGCTCAACGGCGCAGGCGTCACCAACACGGCGTTTGCCAAAGCGGCGCGCACCATGCTGGCTGGTGACGTAAAGATTGGCGACGATGGCAAGCCTTTTGTGGATACCGACATGGGGCCGCTCGCCTTGGTTGATCACGTCAAGCGATGGGCGGCTGGTGAGGGCAAGGACTTCGTGACCCCAGCAAGTGGCGGCGGCGCAACGGGTGGCAAGAACGGCAACGCCCCAGCTAATGCGGAGACATTCGCAAAGATGGGCGACAAAGAGCGCACGGCTCTATTCCACAGCGACCCCGAAACATTCCGGCAATTAGCTGGCACATAATCTCGAAAGGAAAGCCTCATGGCTACCACACAAATCTCTGACGTATATGTACCTGAGGTTTACTCCTCATACACGGCTGTAAACGGCCCTGAAAAGACTGTTTTCTTTGACAGCGGTATCGCAGTTGCAAACCCCGCGCTTGCTGGCATGTTCTCAGACGGCGGGCGCATTGCTGAACTGCCGTTCTGGAAGGATCTGGACGCATCCGATGAGCCGAACTACGGCACCGACGATCCAACCGACATTGCCGTTCCTGCGAAGGTAACGACAGGCACGCAGGTCGCGCGCATGGCCAGCCTGAACCAAGGCTATTCGTCTGCGGACATGACAGGCGAACTTGCCGGATCTGACCCCATGCAACAGGTTCGCAATCGCTTCGGCACTTATTGGATGCGCCAGTGGCAGCGCCGCACGATTGCATCGCTGCAAGGCGTCATTGCTGACAACGTCGCAAACGACGATGGCGATATGGTCAACAACGTGGCGGGCGCTACCAATGCAGATGTTGCGACCGGAACCCTGTTCGGGCGCGAAGTATTCACCGCAGCGGCGTTTACGTCTGGCGACCACTATGACGATTATGCGGTATTCGCCGTGCATTCCGTTGTCGCCAAGCGCATGGTCGATAATGACGATATTGATTTCCTTGCAGACAGCAACGGGCAGCTTACAATCCCGTCTTTCCTTGGCCGCCGTCTAGTTGTCGATGACAGCCTGCCCATGACAGCCGCAGCAGGCACGGGCGGCAGCGATGCAGCCGCGACCTACACCAGCTACCTGTTTGGCACTGGCCTCATCGGCTATGGCGAGCGCAGCCCGAAGGTTCCGGTGGAACTGGACCGCGAAGCGGCTCAGGGTAACGGCGCAGGCATTGAGACGCTTTGGGAGCGCAAGTCTTGGGTTATCCATCCGTTCGGAACCGCGTTTACCAACACCACGCTCACAGACGGCAACGCCACCTTGGCGCAGCTTCGTTTGGCTGCAAACTGGGACCGCGTGATTGATCGTAAGCTGATCCCATTGGCGGCAATCGTCACAAACGGCTGATTTTTGAAGCGGGGCGGCATTGTTCGCCCCGTCACAAAGCACAGCGGAGAATGAATATGAACATCAAGCAACAGCTAGACATGCAGTCGCGGTACACGGCGCAGGCAGCGGGCGCACCATCACCAGCGGAACCCGAAGCGTTCACGCCGGAAACGGTTGACGCCATGAGCAAGGGCGACTTGCGGGACATGGCCGAAGCCCACGGCGTTGAGATCCCCAAGGGGACCAATATTCAGGACATGCGCGGGATGGTCAAAGCGGCCATTTTCACGGGCTTGTAATGGCTGATCTTGCATCATTCCGCGCATACGCCCTTGCAAGGGGAGACAGCGCGCCGACAGCAGCGACCGACGCAGACGCAGAGGCGGCGCTTGTGCGGGCTGGTGACTACATCGCGGCGGAGTATGTGGCGCGGTTCATCCCCGCGTTCGTGGACCCCCTGCCAGACGCCGTAGAGGCCGCAACGTATGAGGCGGCGCGGCTGGAGTTGGTAACGGTTGGCGTGTTTTCTAAGACCTACAGCGATGCAGGCGACAAGGTGCTGACAGGCGTTGGCGATATTCGGTGGGAGTTTACCGGGCGCAAGGGCGGCTCGCAGGTTCCGAAAAGCACGCGGATCGACGGAATGATGAGGCCATTCATCGGCGGCAATACCAAGACGTTGTTTCGGTCATGAGCGCAGAGGCAATAGCGGCCGCAAAGGATGTGGCCGAGGGTATCGCCAGCATCGGAACGCCCTGCGTGTTGCGGCGCAAAGGCGCTGTGCAGACTGATCCAGATGTGCCAGTGAACACCAGCCCCGTTGATTATGATATTCTGGTATCGCCAAAGCCCATAATGATGCGTGATGCGTCTGGCATGTTGATCGGCGTCACTAAAACCATGCTGACAATCGGCGCGCTAGGTGTTAAGCCTACCAAGGCGGATTACATCGCGATCAACGTGACACGCGCAGACGTGACCAGCGCCACGAAGTTCTTGCAGGTCGAAAGCGTGGAGACACTGCTGTTTTCCGGCGTTGAGGTAAAACATGAGGTTATGCTTGAGGATTAACCACCCCCGACAATTCAACGAAACGCCGCATCCGTGCGGCCTAAGCGCGTGGAAGGAACCACCACATGACACTAAAATTTGACGCTATCGGAACCAATAATAAAACCAGACCATCCTACGGAATTCGCAATGGTTGGGACGAGGCGCTTACGGCGGTTATTTGTTCATTGCCCGAAGATCATGGCGGTATAGTTATTGAGATTGTCGGCGAGCTAGTGCGTATTGAAATAAAGCCCGCGCCATGAGCACTCCATCAATTCACCCCGACGATTTGGCGCAAAAGGTTCTGGACCTACTTGCAGAGCACGGGGCCGCACTTCACTCAATCGACTTCGAAACGTACAACGGTGGAAGTTTCGGGGGCAGGCATAACTATTCTTGCTTCACCATGACCGATTATCGCGCTGGCAAGATCGTCTCGCATTTCGAGCGCGCCTAAATGGCCAAGACACCACAGCAACGCCGCTTAGAAAGCCTGTTGCGGACCCAAACCGCAGCCATCCGCAAGGCGTTCACCGAGGCGATGGCAAAAGCCAGCGGTGCAATCGACACGGCGGCGCTGGTCCGGTTGCTAGAGGCGGGCAATATCGAGGCAGCGGCGGCGCTGTTCAAGATCGACAGCGGGGCGTTGTATCCATTGCAGCGCGCTATCCAAGACGCATTCATCGGTGGTGGCTTGGCGGTATCTGCGGATCTGCCGAAGGGCTTGGCGGGGCGGTTCGGTTTCGATGGGAGCCACCCCCGCGCGGTGGCTCTGGCGACAGAACAGGCGGCGCGGCTGGTCACGAATATCAGCGACGATGCAATCACGGCGGCACGCAAGGTCATTGTGGACGGGCTGCAAAGCAACAGGGCCACAAACTCAATCGCCAGAGACTTAGGCGGGCGCAGAGTGGGCAACATGCGCGTCGGGGGCGTGATCGGCCTTGACGGGCCGCAAACTGACCGTGCGATAAGAATCCGGTCCATGCTGAACGATCCTGAGCAAATCAGGGATTACTTCATAAAGGACCGCAAGACGGGTCGCATGAAGCCACGTTACAAAGAGAGCGACCGCAGGTTTGATAAGCTGGTGCGGGACGCAATCAAAAACGGCAAGGCTCTTTCACAAGCCGATGTTGATCGGGTCACAGATGCTTACAAAGCAAAAGCGACAGGCGCGCGGGCAAAGCGCGTAGCAGAGGCCGAGGCGTTTTCCGCGCAAACCCAAGGCCGCGACGAAGCCTATGCGCAGATGCTGGACCGCGATGATGTTGAAGGCGTCACAAAGGAATGGCGGCACGGCTTTGCAGACGATCCGCGCGAGGACCACAGCGCGATGGATGGTACGGTGATTGAATTCAACGAGACGTTCAACTTTCCAGACGCCCAAATGAAACACAGCCACGATCCGGCGGGCGGGCCAAAGCACAACGTCAAATGCTCATGTTTCACGTTTTACCGCGTGCGAGTTCCGAAAGGATAGCCAATGGCAGGCAAGACAATCACGGCGCAGCTAGAGAATTTCGAGAAGCTGACCAAGCAAAACCTGAAATATGTGGCAGTCGAGGCAATTCAGGATGTGGTATCAGCGGCTCAAACCGCACAGCGCGGCATCACGTTGGGCGCGACTTCGTTTGTTGAGGGCAAGATCCCCGAGGGCAAAACAAAGAACCTCAAGAACACCCTAACATCCAACGGCACCGAGGGCGAAACGAGCTACACGGTGGCGCTGGGGTCATATGACATAGGCGACACGCTCACATTCGCTTGGACTGCGCCTTACGCACTCAGGATGGAGTTGGGATTTACAGGCGAGGACAGCAAGGGCCGGACCTACAATCAAGCGGGACGCCACTTCGTCGGGGCCAACGCCCGCCGGTTCCCCGAATTCGTTGCCAAGCGCGCGCTGGAGGTCTGATGGAAGAAACCGACATCTCCCGCGTTCTGCGCGCCCGCCTGAAAACCATGCCGGACGTGCTGCCGATCCTGTACGAAAACAAAGACAAGCCGGAGACAATGACGCGGCCTTATCTGGTTACGGACGTGGTGCGGGTTTCGCGTCGCAATCCGGGCGTCAAAGGCGGACCCGGCGGCATCATCGCCAAGGGCTTCTTTCAGGTCACAGTTATAACCGACCTTGACCAATTCGACACCTTGGCGCTGACAGTTTCAGGAAGTATCGCGCTGCATTTCCCGAAGGCTTTGCGCCTGACGGACGCAGCAGGAACGGTCGCAATAATAGATGAGCCAAACGTTCTAAAGGGCAGGCGCGACGGGCCGGATTGGCGAACCGATGTCCAGATTGATTATGAAACATCATAAGGAGGCCATCATGGCAAAGAAGAAAACCGCTCCGGCGGTGCAAGAAGCTATCGAAGCGCCAAAGGCCGCAACGCCCAAGCGCGCGACACTGAAAAACACCAAAGCCGGGAACGGCGCAATCGGTGCAATCGCGCGCCCGTTGCAAAAAGACGCAGCCGCATGGCGCGCAATCGGCTGGGTTGACGCCGAGTAAGTTTGCCCCGCCTGCGGGCTACCCCAAGGGGTGAACGGTAGGCAATCCACCAACTCTGGACAGACAACACCCGCTCAGGCGGGCCTGTCCGCTTTGCCAAATGAAAGGGCAATATCATGGCTACCAGAAATAACATCGGTAAGAGCATTTACTACTCTACCACACTCCCCGCGACCAACGACAAGGCCGGTTTTGAAGCCCTGACGTGGGTCGAATTGGAGTTTCCCGAAACGCTCCCGCAATTCGGTGTGACCAACAATAACATCGACATTCCCGACCTGAAATCAGGCTTTACCAAAGGCACCAAGGGCGCGGCTTCCGGCGTTGATAGTCAGGGTTCGTTCCGGATTGACGGCAGCGCATTGGCGACAGGTCAGGCTGCATTCAAGACGCTGTGCGACGGTCCAAGCGGCGCTTGCGCAATCAAGATCGGCACAGGTTCCGGCGCGGCTCAGG